GATGCTTATATGATTGAAGAGGGCAAGATGTACCTGGACGGCGACGGCAAGATACCCGAGGCATCTTTCTATTGGTTTGAAGACGACGTCTTGTGTAAGTGCAGACCAGACATCATCTGTAAACCGCAAGGCCCCCATCAAGATTACGAGATAGTCGTGGTTGATTACAAAACCACCTACTCTTGCAGTCCTGAGTCGTTCAAAGAGTCTGTATTGAAATATGGATACGCAGAACAAGCCGCCTGGTATAGAAGGGGTATGGAAGCTGCGGGATACAAAGTCAAAGAGTTTGTTTTTGTCGCGCAAGAAAAGAAACAACCCTACGCAAGTAAAGTCTTCAAGATAACCAACGAACAAATGGACGTGGCTTGGTTGACTATGGAGAAACATCTACACGCTTATATGCGACATCTGAAAGGTGAAAGACCAACTGTATATAACAGTCCTAATGTTGTTACACTTGATTTAGATGGCCAAGATTAATTCCAGAAACAAAGGCGCTCAGTTTGAGAGAGACGTTGTACGTATACTCAATAACTTTTTTATAGAAGAAGGTATAGACTTTCAAACGAAGCGCAACCTGGATCAATATCAACAACGTGATCTTTGCGATCTGCAAATACCCAACCACGCGATAGAGTGTAAGTTCTATAAAGAAGGCGATTGGGTAAAGCCTGAATGGTGGCGACAAGTATGTGCAAGTTGCGACGACAACATCCCTGTACTGATTTACAAATACAACCGCAAACCGATACGAGTTTGTGTACCTCTGTACGCGATCAATCCTGATTGGGTACGCGACAACCAAGCTATAGCCGTTATGACTATGGATGATTGGTTATCTATCTTAAAAACTAATTGGGATTTATACGGAAAGTGCTAGGTTGAGCGTAGCTCTAACGACTCCTAGCGTAGCCGAACGATTACAATGAGGGTTTGCTTGGGGCAGCCGCCTCACCTGGAGAAGTATCGTTTGATTCATCTATACTAGGTGGAAGATCAACAGCCTTTGGTGCTGACTCAGTTTGTACTGGTAAGAACGATTTGATTTCGTTACTTGGACCATACTCGTCGTCTTCGTCGCCTTGTACGACAACTCTAGCTACAAAGGTTTTCCCTTGAAACTCCCAAGCTGTTTTAGGCACTTCTCTGAACCCAACAGCTCTAGCTAACCTTGAGAAGTCATTATTAGCGTAGCCTCTAATTTCTTCTTGCTTGGTTTTATCATCATTCTGATACCAAAGGTTAAAGTTTTTTCTAAGCCTCCAACCCGCGTAATTATCGCCAGTTACTTCAGCCTCCATTTTTAAGTAATCGTTTCCGCTTTGCGAAGTCGTTCTCTCACATACGTTAATGATTACTGGGTAGTCACCCTCGGGAATAAAGGAACTACGTTCCTCTTCTTCCATGCTTATATTAAGCCCTTCAAAGTCACTCATTCTGCACCTCCTGCAAATCCGAGTTTGTTTATTACACTAGCCAGATCAGGTGTTTCAAACCCGTCTAACTTACCTGAACGATCCTTGGCAATATAGTTCTGACCAATTCTCGTTTGCAACCATCTTGAGGTGACAGTCTTACCTTCTTCATTTTCGTCGTCAAACGTACGAAGAACCAATACTTCATCAAAGAAGTAAGGTATCTGCGTAGGGAGTTTGGCGCCAACCATCATCGGTTGGTAATGATAAGCACCTGTCTGCTCGTCACGTTCTCTGCTTTGTTTAGCAATGAATATAACGTGGACAGGCAAATCCCTGAACCTACGCATCGTTTTAATCATCACTTCGATGACCTCTCCGTACGCACGTCTAGGATCTTTGCTTTTGGCCTTTTCTTGCGACAGCAAGATTTCAGCCATTTCCGTAACACTATCAAGACAAACGGTGTCGTATTGAAGTGTTCCGTTCTCAAGGAGTTGAGCTATCTCTTCTATTTCAGAAGCTTCCTTAACCTCGATTGCATCGAGATCAGGGGCATCTTTAATAGAGAGAAGACCACTTTCCATACTAACAACCAATGTTTTACCAGGGGCTGTTTGACAGAGAGTAGTTTTACCCGCACCACTTTCGCCGTATACTAAAAGTTTGGCGCCTTGCGACTCAACTAAATCGCTAGGTGACTTGATGCGTTCCTGAATATTAATGTTCATATTTTTTCTCCAGTTGTTAATGTAAATGTTTTCAGTTACAATCACACGAAAACATAATTAGACACATAGTATACATGAACAAAGCAAAAATCAATAAGAATCAATGGAAGATTAATTACTTCCATAGGCAACAACAATTGGTAGACAGAGAACTGATGGATTTATATAGTCAGGGACTGGAACCAGCATATAAGGAGCGTGAAGTGGAACGAGTTACTTTAAGTAAATATATAGAGTTTGTAGGAATCGAAGCGGCAGCAAAATTATTCGATTGTTCTACACATACAGTTAAGGCTTGGAGATATGGCAACAGACAGCCATCAACGGATCAAGCAAAAAAGATTATTGTGGCAACTGAAGGCAAATTAGACTTCTTTTCAATCTATGGTCCTATAGATAGTGAAACCGAAGAAACAAGTGAAACGGTTGAGTAGTGTTAAACGTCAAAGCGTCCGCGCAGGATACTGCGTTGGAACTCGCTCTTGCGTATGCGGAAAGTGGCTATAGCCCTGTTCCCTTACTACGCCATAATAAAGTTCCGCCCAAAGAGTTAGGCGGATGGCAAAAGTTTAAAGAACGACAACCGACGACAGAAGAAATAACCCGATGGTTTAAAGGCCGTGATGACCTTGTTGTAGCTCTGATATGTGGCAAATTTATTGTTGTTGATGCCGATACACCAGAAGCTGTCAATTGGGCAGAAACCAATTTACCGAACACACCTTGCAAAGTTGCAACGGGTAAGGGTATGCACTATTACTACAATAACCCTGAAAACTTTACGACTTATGTAGCAAGAAGAACCGATACATCAGATCCCGCAAAGCTTATTGATATCAGAGGGGAGGGTGGCTTAATTATCGCACCATATAATATTCACGCGACAGGTGCGATATACGAGCCAAAGTTTATAGAAGAGTGGGATTGGTACGATACAAACGATCTACCTGATCTGACGAAAGAACATTGGGTGATGATTACGGGTGTAGACAAAGTAAACACCAAAGGCATATCGCAACCTTTTGAACTGACTGGGGTAGTGCAAGGTAGCCGTAACGACAACGCGGCAAGACTAGCTGGTAACTTGATAGCTAAAAATGTCAGTATAGAAATGGTAGAGTTTTTCGTACAGTCTTGGAATCAACAAAATAAGCCACCTTTACCTAGATCGGAGATATCAACTACAGTAAACTCAATACAAAAGACACACGAAAGAAAGAACCAACAAGCGCCAGCTTTCATACAACGAAGTTACAACGTGAAAGAACCAATAGACCTCTACGAACCACCAGGCATACTCAAAGATGTATACGAGTATTCTGAAGAGATAGCGCAGATACAACAACCATCTTTATCTTTACAGACCTCGTTAGCTTTAGGTTCAGTAGCACTTGGTCGTATGTATAAAACGGATATGAACAACTTCTCGTCTTTGTTCTTTATGTGTATTGCCAAATCAGGACAAGGTAAAGAAAACGTCAAGACAGTTATAGAAACCATATTAGAAGGGGCGGGGTTTGAAGATTTAATGGCGGGTGACGGTTATACGTCTAGTGGCGCGGTATACAGTTTACTGCGTCACAAACCTACACACGTGACCGTAATGGACGAATTTGGCAAAAGGCTAGAGTCTATATCCAAATCAACCAATTCAAACAAGGAAGACGCTATACAGGTGCTTATGGAGGCTTGGGGACGTTGTCACGGCACGTTAAGGCCAGATAACTACTCTATGATGACTTTTACTCAAAAACAGCAACAGGAGGCTTTAGATCGCCATACAATCAAACCAGCGATTACTTTAGTGGGTATGTCAGTACCTAGAAACTTCTACGGCGCTTTATCAACAGGACGTATTGTTGATGGATTTTTAAACAGGTTCATCGTAGTTGAATCTAAGTTACCTAGAACGGTAGGCAGAATAGTTCCGTATATAGAACCATCTTACAAAGTATGTGAATGGTTGAGACAAGTAAGAGCGCCTATGAACGATATGGAGGAGATAGCAAGAGACAACGCAGAGATGAATCTGAGTCAAAGAGTAATCGCATTTGATGACGATTCAAAGGCGCTTTTGAATAAGCTCGCACATGATCTTGTAGAGCAACAAAACAAATTAGAAAAAGACGGACTGGAAGTTTTACTATCCAGGACAAGAGAGAAGGCGATGCGTTTGGCTTTGATATGCCAACTAGCAGATAGACCCAACTCTAAAAAGATTACAGGGGATATGACTCAATGGGCAATAGACTACGTTTATTACTACGATCAATTGATGGTGGCTACGTGTGAGGACAAGGTAGCTGGCTCTGAAATGGAAAGTCGTATCAAACAAGTATTAAGCTTTATCAGAACCCAAGGGGAAATGGGTATAAGCAAAAGGGATATTGACCGTAAGGAAATATTTAGATCAATGAAGTCTTTTGAAGTAAAAGAAATAATCAACAGACTTATCAACGCTGGAGAAGTACAGGAAAAAGATGTGCGCGTGAAACAGACAGGCAGACCGATGAAACGTCTGGTGGCAATAGATCCTAACTTCTTTGAAGATTAATGGAGGTAATTATGATGGCCAAGCCAAAGATGGAAACGATTAACGATCAAAAACGAGAAGAACGTGTAGCTGGATTTATAGAAGGACTTTGGGACGTTAGATGCCATAAGCTGCCAGTCTCTTACGGACTGGACTATTGGTGTGAAAGTAAAGAGAGTTCTTTCTGGATGGAAGTAAAGTGTAGAAGTTTTGGTATAGATAAATACGAAACGCTTTTGCTGAGTGCATCTAAATTAAGAATGGGAGCTGCTTTATCTTTAGCAACAAACAGACCATTTGTTCTGGTCTTTGCAATGACTGATAGTGTGTACTCACATACTTGGGATAAAAACAAAGTATATGACGTTAGATTCGGTACAGTCGCCGAACCGCAACTGCCAGAAGATTCAGAACCATACATACATTTTAGTAAGAACGAGCTTACGTGTTTATCGGATAGTGCCTTAGGATTCGATAGAGACGAGCTTGGATTAACTTAACAGCTCTGCTATTTCCTGATCTCTTGGATTAGGTAGAAGAGTTGGTCCAATCCTAGGTCTAGTACCCGTTGGTGCTTGCGATAAATTAATATCAGGTAGATCTAACTCAACTTTTGCAGGTACAGCTACTTGATTTATGACTTCTCTAGCTTGCTGTGGTATACCAGTTTCTTCTATTTCTCTTGTTATATCGCTGGTAGCAGTTCCTGTTTCTCTCATCAATGTTGAAAATCCACCAATCCGTATAGCTTGTTCGACTGCATCAAGTACCTGACCCATCGCGCTTTTGTCCGTACGTGATAGTAAAGAAACTATTTTTGGATTAGCAAACAAAGTTTTATAGATTGTTAGCGTAGCAACAGTCGGTAATAAATTTAAGTTAAAGAAACCAGCCGCTAACGTACCAGCTACAATAGAACCTGCTCCAGTTCGTTCTGCTCCTGATACCGTAGTGTTGATGGCTCTGGCGTATCCTTTTAACGCTTGTGACAATTCCTTACCAAACATCGCTTCTAATGTTTCGTCTCCGTAGGAACCTAAAGCTCTTTGAAAGTTACCAGGTTTGAATATTTCTGTAAGGTCAGTTCCGCCAGGTGTTATAGATTTCTTTATAAGTTCCTCTAACGCTTCGTCTTGAACATTCAAAAAAGCTTCTTCAGATATTTCATTACGGACCTGATTAATCGCTGCGGCTGAATTGGGTCTGAATATAGATTGTGTAATTACTTCAGGTGATGCGTTTTCTATGTTTGCCAATACTCTGTTTTGTTGAAACTGTAATAGCTCGTCACTTGCTTTAGCTTTTGCAGTAAGTGCATTTGCAAAGTCTTGAAAAGTGGCCCCTACGCTATCAGTTGGTCTTGCGGGACCCACCATCGGCACTTCAGGACCAACTACTCGTATTTTATCAGCCAGTTCAAAAACTTCTTTCGGTGCAAGTTTCGGGCTGTAAGAATTGAATGTATCCAAAGCTTGCATCGTTTTGTCGTAATTGTTACCAAGCAAAGGTCTTAATGTAGCTCCATATTTTTTTATGTTGCCAACGTATTTACTCGGATTGAAT